ACCTAAGACAGTGACTAAGACTGGAACTACATATTTTTGAATAAACTCAATAAATGTCATAAAAGTTTCTTTATTCTTATCAATAGCATCTGTAATTGGTTTGAAGAAATCAGCAAATTTACCCAACGCTGGCACAACTTCGGTGACAATAAATTGAACTAACGTATCAATGATTGGAAGAAGTTTGAATCCAATTGTTTCTTTTGCTTCATCAAATGTGACCTTCAATCGATCCAATCGGCCTTGATATGTTTCAGCATTGGCAGCAGCGGCTCCACCAAATAGATCTGTCAATTTTGTTTGAACGTCAGTGAACGACATTGTTTTCAATTCAGCAGATGAAAGTCCAATACCTAACTTTCCAAGTGCCGCAGTATTTCCATCGTAAGCCTTGCCAATTGCATTTGCTACGGCTTCAAGAGGCTTGCCTGTGGATGTTGATACATCAAGAGCAACTGAAAGAAGATCCTGAGCCTTGCTGAGATCTCCAGTTGAAAGCGCAATGCGCTGCAAGGCTGGACGAAGTTTTTCATCACTGACGCCAGTTGCCAGGGACATTTTAAGAATCTGATCTTCAGTTGCTTTTATTTGTGCTTCTGTTGCACCCGTTGCACTTCTAAGAGCGCCGGCTAATTTGACTTGCGCTTGCTCGTCTTCAATCGCTGCCTTAACACCATCGATTCCAATTTTGACTGCATAAGTAGCAGCAGCAAGGCCAGCAGCCGCGAACGCAAGTCCGGCTTTTTTGCCAAATTCAGAAATCTTAGAAGAAGAGTCATCCACATCTCCATTGGCTTGCGCCAGTGATTTTTTGAGTTGATCTACATCAGCAAGGATGGAGAGTTTAAGTGTGCGCGATTGTCCGGCCATTTACCACTCCTTCAAGATTCGGTCGAAAGCATTTTCCCACTTGGCAATGATCTCCGGTTGGATCTCACGCAGTGTTGGATAAATAAACCATCCTGTTGAACCGCGGCCAGTTGTGCCTGACCAAATAGGAAATTGTCTAAATTTGTTTGATCCAAATTCATTGCCGCCCCATAGATCTTTAGTTGAGCCGCCTCCTGAAAACTTTTGACTTACAAAACCAAATGACAATTCGCCAATCTTTGAAGACTTAGATACGCGAGATCCACTGGCAATCCGATCGGCAGCCTTGCCTCTGGAAACGGCTTTTTGCTGGATTTTGCCCTGAGCGTATTCAGCAAGTGCAGATGATTCTCTCTTAGCAGCATCTGTTGCTTCTGAGTCCATCGCCTTGAACGCTGAAGCAATGGCGCGCAGATCTTGCTTATTGTAAGCAATCTCAACGTTGTCGCTCATTTTGTTTCTCCAGTATCTCAAAAGCCGTATAGATCTGCTCCGCCGTCGTCCATTCGCTCATTGGAATTCCTGTCGCTATTGCTAACTCGACAAGTATCCGATTTACGCTTCCGGCGGCGTAACTTTTGGGAGAACGTCACCGACTGTCACGTCAGCAACTGTTTCGCACCAAATTTCGTAGCCCTTTATTGGCTTGCCACCGGCTTCACGTTTCATCGCATTCCACGCAAGGAAGAGAAGATCAGAAATTCCGATCTTCTCCTGCGCTTGCGAAATAGTGCTGCCTGTCTTCTGTTCCCATTTAGCCCACTCTGGCGGTTGTGCGGTATATGTTCCGAACTCGCCATTTGTGTATTCGATTGTGATTGGTAGTCGCATTTCGTGCTCCCGTTTCTATAGGTTGGATCAGGTAATAGTTAGAACTGGTGTTGAAGCGCAAAGCATTGACCAAGTGTCAGTCTGAGCATCAGGAGCAGTGCCGCCAGCAGTTGGAGCCACTGGAAAGGCAGTGCCAGCAAATGATGCGCCGGTTGCTGATACAAGAGTGAAAGCAAGAGCCGTATTTGGAGCAGAAGAGAAGGCAGTCCACATCGCTTCGAAGAGTGATGAAGTAGCGCCCCAGTCTGCAAGTAATGAAATGTTAAGTGTCCACTGATCATCGATGTGCTTGTATGCCTTGCCATCGAGTGTCTGATAAGTCGTGATCACTGGCGCATTGACTAAAGTCACGGAAGTCGTTTGCGCGTCGTAGTTGGTAGTCGCAAGGGTGAAGGTTATGTCGCGACCGGTGACGATAGTTGTTGCCATGAGTGCTCCTTAGATTGTCTGTTGTGTGTAGTAAGTGCTGACCGCGAGATCCGCCACTAATAGATTCGATGCACCGACGGATTGAATTGTGGGACGTTGTACATCTCCAACTTCATATCCTGTTGGCATCGCTGCGATGATGCTGATGATCAATTGTTCAAGATTGTCGAGTGCTCCGGCCGTGTTGTTATATGCAACGGCCGCAGTCACAACGAAGTTGATTTTCACGCGTACCGCAGATTTGCCGATTGTTGTCGTCTCCAAATAAGGCGAATCGGGAACGATTACGCAAGCCGGAGGAATTACTGCCTCGGGAGGCGAAGAATAGACTGAGGCAACGACGCCAGATAGGGCAGTGGCAAGAGCGCCTCTAACGTTGGTTGCAATCGATGTTGGCGTTGGCATTAGATAGCCATCGTTGAAGTGTCAAGGTATGGAGATAGCAATCCGACCACACGATTCATTAAGGATCGACCCATTCTGTAAGGCGACGGAGTAAAATCAACACCTTCGATTTGTCCGCCTGGAGCAACCACTGATTGGAAGATTTCGACACTAACGATCGTCACTGCCTGTTCAACTGCGGCGGTTGATGCGTAAAGTGTCGCGGCGTTGGCTCCGGATAGATAAGCAACGCCAGCCGGAATGACCTGACGGAATGCGATATTCGCATTGGTCTTCGCGGCAGTAAATACATAAACGGCTCCGGCAAAAGAGTTATTCATTGGAATGAAAGGAAAAGCGTCCCAATAATTTGATGTGACTGTAACTGAACCGTTAAAGGCTGAAGGCACACATCCGCTAATCACAACTGTCTGGCCAGCGACAAAAGTATTTGGTTGTTGAGTTACATAATAAGCAACGTTATTTTCAAGATATACGCCGGCCACTGCTGCTTGATTTGCAGTAAGCATTGGCAAAATTACCTGTTCAGCAGAATCAATGATTCCTTCAAGATAAGCATCTGAATACAGGGACGATGAAACGCCCAGCACTGTCCGCAGTTGTGATGCGGTAATGATATTTGGCATTCCATCGTCCCTTCGTATTCGGCTGGGCTAGATACGGGAGCGCACCTAGCCCATGATCAGTTTGATTAAGTTAAATTGAAACGGCGTAGTCCGCCAGCCCATGTGACACCGGCTGCCATATATCCATATAGCATCAATTCGACCATTCCAGTTGATGGAACGTTCGCTGAAAGTGTCAATGCAGGAGATTCGAAGATTTCAATTGAACGTGGTTCGATGATAAACGCTGAATCATCAATTGTTGTTGAAACCATGTTGGCATCTACGTACAAATCAAGACCCAAAACGTTTCCACGAATTGAAGTTGGATTTGCAGTTCCTCCAGCATTTTGTGTCAATGGCTGAGCGTTGTAAATAGGGCGACCAGTTGTATCTGTTGCACCCATTAGAAGCGACCATTGTGAAGTTCCAGCGACGTACGCAGTTGCTGTTCGCTTGGTTGCATTATATGCAGCAGCGGCTTCTGTTGATACGTATGAAATGATTCCTGCTGATGATGCAGCAACTGTTGCGCCTAAAGTTCCGCCAGCAACAATTTGTGCAATGACGTACTGATCGGCTGCTTGTGCGTAACCTTCGCGAAGATTCTGAAGCATAATTTCATAAAAACTTGGGTCGCTGCGGTCAAGTAATTCCACCGAAAATTTTTGGTAGCCGGCTTTTTTGATTACGGTTGCATTCACAAAGGCGCTCGTGATGTCGTCTGTTCCTGTTGGATCTCCGCCTTCAGCAACAGTCGCAACTGATGCATTCTGAGTGATCTTAGGAATAGCCACTGTCATTCCGTATGAATTCAATGGACGTGTTCCACCGCAAGCATCGATTGTTGGACGAACCATTGTTGTGTTCGTTGCAACGTCGCGAATATATGAAACTGGAGAGAAGCCAGGATTTGTCGTGAAAGTATCATCGGCAGCCTTTACGTACTGACGAGAATCTTCATTTCCTAGACTTGCACGAATTGAGTGTTCTAAGTAATTGCCAGCAGTGACAATTGGTGATCGTGGCTTGGTGAAGTAAAGCGGACGAGTTGAGTCTGCTTGTACTGGAATTGAGGCTTCAACCGCTTCGGCTGATGCTTCGGGAACGGTTGGAGTTGATTCCACTTCGTTTTCTCCTTCGATTGTTGGTGTGTTTGTTTCTGATTCTTCGGCTTCTGGCTTTGATTCAGAATCTTCTGTCTCACTTGCTGCGACTGCAACTTTTGCGCTTGCAATCGCTGGATCAGTTACAAGCGAAACTTCTTTCAATGCGCTTGCACTAATAACTAAAACGCCATCGACATTCTTGTATTTTTCAGCAAGGACACCAACGCTAAAGCCATCACGTAATCCTGAACTAGCCTCGACAAGACTGTCATTGCCAGCCGTTGTATTTCCGATGGCAAAAGTTGCATCAATTCCTGAATCTGTAACTTGATAAGACTTTAAAAATCCAATTGGAGATTCGCGGCGATGTTCAAGCAATAATTTGGTTGAATTGCCAAAAGTAATTGAGCCAGGTTGGAAAGATGTCGCTCCGGCTGATGTTGATCCAGTTTCATTCCATGTGACAATGCGTCCAGAGATCTCACGCTTCGGAAAGTCAGTAGCAGTGACCTTGATCGAAAAATCGAGATTCATTGGAGTTGGTTTAGTTTCTTTCATTTGATCATGTCCTCTTCCATTCGGATTTCCTCTGAAGTGATTGCACCTACATCGAATAACAATTTATAGACCTCTGCACGTTCTTTTGCTGAGCCACGTAAATAATCATCAAGATCAAATTTGACGTATTGAGATGCTGGAACAAAATCATTTGGCATTCCAGTCATTGATAGACGTTCTTCAATTGCAGTCATAACGCTACGCAATGAAAAATCCACAAGAGTTTGACGCGATAATGATGCGTTTGAATAAGTCATTGATGATCCAGTTTCTGAATCAACGTAGTACGCAGGAATTCCACAAGCACGCGCCAATTCAGTTGCAACGTAGGATCGTGCTTGATTCAATTGAAGTTTCTCTGGATCAAAACCTAGTGCTTGCAATTCAACGTCAGCATTTAAAAATGCAGTTGAACGATTGCGACGTGCCGCTCCCCATGATTCCAAAAGTTTTGCAATTCGATCTGCTGGCAACGCAGTGCCATTTGATTTCAGTACCATTGTTGGAACTGGCTCACGTGCGTACATAACGGCAGCGCGTTCCAATTCTGCTCCGGCTTTAATTGTGCGACCAGCGCGATTTAGAATTCCTTCGTCTGTTCCGTAAAAAACGGCCAATGCGCCAACGCCAGAATCTGGAACTGGAATATTGTCCACCGTGTAATATTCAATTTCTGTTCCACGCGCATTTGTAATGATTCCAACACGAGTTGGAGAAATTCTTTCAGCCGATCTAATTCGATACGTGTCAGCATAAATTTCAGTAATTCTCAGATACCCGTAGCCGAATAGGATGAGGTCTTCGCACAACCAGGCATAAGTAGATGAACCTGGAACACGTGGATCTGGTTGCATAATAACTTTTGGAGGAGTTTCAACTTCTGAATTGTCAGCCTTGACGCGAACTTCCAATGGAATTGATGCAACTGATGAACAAATAATGTTTCGTGCGCGAGCGCACGTTGGCACCGACATAAATTCAGCGCGAGATGCAGTGATTCCAGTTAAACCGTAATAGTTATATATCGAATCACTTGTATTTGTAGGAGCAAGGGAGGCTTGAACGTCATAAGTTGGCTCAGGAGCCGTTGTATTGATATTGCGTGAAAAGATTCCCATGTGTCTAACTCTAAACCACAGGCTTATACATCAACCGACTAAAATGTCCACTTCCATTTCTGGGCGTGTCGCAAAATGTGTTGCAAGCGCTGAAGCCACTGCCGCGCACACTGCCACGCTGGAGGCGCGCCGTCCGATAATCCATCCGCCATCACCCATTGGCAATCTAACGGCCGATAGTATCTGCTTGGATAATTCTGCCTGTTTTCCGTGGATCAATCTTTTAGAAGTGATGGCACCCAGTAATTCATCGCACGATTGGCCGTATAAGGCTCCATCGATGTCAATGACGGGAATTCCTGCTGGCTGCAATCTGGCAGCAACGGCCGAACTTGTACGCTTGCTGAAAGCCACATATTCCAACGGATATTTTCTGGCATAAGGTGCAATATCATTTGCGATCGCTTTATCATCTAGCGAAATTGGATTGTGCCACGTGTGAAGCAGTTTGATGTTGAAAGTGTCATCAGGATTCTTTTGAGCAGCAACTAAGGCACCATCGCGACGATCAGGGGAGAGGTCAAGGCCGAACCAAGTAACCTTATCGACATCCAACTGAATTTCTTCGGATCCGCACTCTTCCCATTCTTTCGCAGGAATTGCTCCAGAAATTGTATTGACCCATCGACACAAGACTTCAGTTTGTACAACGTCTGGCGGATCGTTGAGCACGGCGCGAATATTGTCTTCGTGAATCGTGTGACCAAGTGCCGGATTGCTGGCCACCCAATTGCGTTCATCCTCGATCTTGTCTGAAAATGCTGACCATTCGAAATATGCAATGTCATCATTGCCACCGGCAGCCGAAGCCATGCCCCTTTCGCGTAAAGTGTTAAGGATTAGGGAGTGTTGGTCGCCAGCGTTGGAAAATGTCCAGAGTTGAGGATTCTTAGCCGCCATCATCGTATATCTCATGGCTGACCAGGCTTCAGTGTCTTTCAACTGACGCGTTTCATCCATGTACACCGTTTCAGGCTTGGCAAATCCACGAGCAGCAGCGTTGGCAGCCTTTACGACATAACGAGCGCCAGACATTAACTCGATCTCTTCAGATCCATGCGCCCACCGGATCTTCTTGACTTGCTTGGCCAGAGATTCATTGCTTTCGATGATGTTCACGACGTGCCGAAATGTTTCCAGCGATGTTGTAAGCACGTGAGCAGATCCAAGTTGGAGTGACTCTTGCCAGAGGAAAAGCCTGGCAAGGATCGACATCTCCATGATTGTACTTTTGCCATTTTGGCGTGCAGCAACGCAGACCACTAGGGGAGCGTGCCAGCGTCCATCCGGCTTTACTTTCAACGCGTGCTCAAAGACGAACTTCTGCCACGGCATTAACTCGATACCAATTGAAGCGGCAAAATCAATGATCTCAAAGCCTTTAGACGGCAAATCATTGAGCCTGGAGTGAATTCTGGGCGTCCCTGAGCCGATTAAACGTTTAGGTGAGGTTGAGATTCCCTGATCATCTCTGATCGTCTCTGATACGACCTTCAGCGGCCTTGTTTGACCTTGTTCAGCCTTAGTCATGACTTGTGCTTTCTTGTTC